ATGCTTAGTGACAGCCGGAAAGCAAAGATTTTGCTCGACTACATGCAAAGCCGAAGCTACAGGGCGACCGCCGGAAAATTCGGAGTGTCGCCCGCAACGGTCAGGAAGGTGGTGAGCGAAAATCCTATATTAAAGGACGTGCTTGAGGCGATGAGGGGAAACGCCCCGCAAAGCTCTCAGATTTATCTGCAGCAAAAGCAGGAGCTGATATACGGGATAATTAACAAGTGCCTGTCGCTTTTGAACGACGATGAAAAACTTCAATCGGCGACCTTGCCTCAGATAGCGAGTGCGATGTCAACGCTGTTTGAAAAGTTTGCTTTGTCGGGCGACAGCGACGACGATTTTGAAACGGATCCGCTCAGCGAGAGCCTTATGGAGCTTGGCAGGAGCTTAAACGATTCAAAGGCGGACGAGCAGTCCGATGAGTACAACACCTGATAAAGGTGCAACACATGTTAAAAGGAGAGAATCTTATGATAAGCGAAAAGCAAAAAAGAATACTTGCTTTTTCATACTCCGACTATGACGCGCTCATATGCGACGGAGCGATTCGCTCCGGAAAGACACGTATAATGACTGTGGCGTTTATCGACTGGGCGATGAGGCAGTTTTCGGACAAGCGTTTCGGCATATGCGCAAAGACAATAGACTCTGCGATAAAAAACGTGGTTTTGCCCTACATGTCCATGAGCTATGCCAAAAAGAGGTATCGGATAAAGTGGAGAAAGAGCGAAAAGGTTCTTGAGATATCCCGCAAAGGAGTAAAAAACACCTTTGAAGTGTTCGGCGGCAAGGACGAATCGAGCTTTTCTTTGATACAGGGAAGAACTTTATGCGGGGTCATGCTTGACGAGGTGGCGCTCATGCCTAAGTCGTTCGTACTTCAGGCAATAGCAAGATGCTCTGAAGAGGGTTCAAAGCTTTGGTTCAGCTGCAACCCCGATTCACCCATGCACTGGTTTTACCGCGAGTGGATACTCGGGCATGAGCAAAAGAACGCCTTGTATCTGCATTTTTGCTTAGAGGACAACCCGTCGCTTTCCGAAAAGACCATACAAAGGTACAAGAGCATATACTCCGGCACGTTTTACGACAGGTACATACTCGGAAAGTGGACGGCGGCTCAGGGACTTGTATACGACCTGCCTGAAGAAAGCGTAGTGGATAAATATCCCGATCACGGCGAGTATTACGTTTCCTGCGACTACGGCACGATGAACCCGTTTTCTCTGGGGCTGTGGTGCGTAAGCGGAGACACGGGATACAGAATCGCCGAGTACTATCATGACGGAAGGGAAAGCGGCGTGCAGCTCACCGATGAGGAATACTATGACGCCCTCGAGAGGCTGTGCGACGGCTACCAGATAAGAGCGGTTGTTGTTGACCCGTCCGCCGCGTCGTTTATAACCCTTATAAAAAGGCGCGGGCGGTTTCGGGTCAAGAAGGCCGACAACGACGTCATGAGCGGTATAAGGCTTACCGCGGGCTATTTAAAGAGCGGAAAGCTCAAAATATACTGCGGCTGTGAAAACGCCCTCAGGGAGTTTTCTTTGTACCGCTGGGACGACAAGGCGGACAAGGACAAGGTGATAAAGGAAAACGACCACGCCATGGACGACATACGATACTTTTGCAGCACAGTCATGGCAAGGAGAAAGAAAGAATACCGCAGCATTTTTGAATAGCTGCAATAAAGAAAGGATGAGAATATGAAAACGTTTCAGGATCTTTTGGCGGTGCTTGGCGACGAGAATAAGCTTTTAGACTTTCTGACGGAGGCCGTGTATGAGCACAGGCTTTCTTCGGAGTACAGAACCGCCGCAGAGGCGCTTGCATACTGGAGAAACGAAAACCCTACAATCACAAGATACCAAAAGCTTTTGTACACGATATCTGGCAGGGCTGTACCGGACAACTACTCCGCAAATTACAAGCTCGCATCAAACGTCTACTTCAGATTTGTCACCCAGACGGTGCAGTACCTATTGGGAAACGGCGCGCTGTTTGACAACCCGAGCACTAAAAAGCGCCTCGGCGGGGATGAATTTGACTTAAAGCTTCAGCTTGCGCTGACAAAAGCGCTGAACGGCGGAGTGTCCTTCGGATTCATGAACTACAACAAGCTTGAGGTGTTCGGAATAACGGAGTTTATGCCGCTTTACGATGAGGAAAACGGAGCTTTGGCAGCCGGAATACGCTTTTGGCAGATAGACAGCGACAAGCCGCTGCGCCTGACGCTTTACGAGTCGGACGGTTACACGGAGTACATACAAAGAAAGGACGGCTCAAAGCCGGAGGTTATGTGCCCCAAGAGGGCATACAAGCAAAATGTTATCGTCACGGGCATAGACGGCAGGAGCTGCTACGAGGGCGAAAACTATCCCGGGTTCCCCATAATACCGCTCTATTCGCCTCGCAGGCAGTCAAGCATAGTCGGATTCAGAAGGCAGATTGACTGCTACGACCTGATAGAGTCGGGGTTTGCAAACGATATCGACGACGCATCCATGATATACTGGACAATTTCAAACGCCGGCGGAATGGATGATATAGACCTTGCTAAGTTTGTCGAGCACATGAAAACCGTCAAGGCGGCGGTTGTGGATGACGACGGGGCAAAAGCCGAGGCACATACGACAGATGTTCCGTACGAAAGCAGAGAAGCTATGCTCACAAGACTTGAGACGGAGATGTACCGTGATTTCATGGTGCTCAACAACAGCATGATTTCCGGCGGATCGAGCACGGCCACCGCAATAAAGGCAGCATACGAGCCTATGAACCTGTATTCAAACCTGCTCGAGTCCTGCGTTTTGGAGTTTGTCGGCAAGCTCTTAGCGCTTTTAGAGATAGATGACAGATGCACCTTCAAGCGCGACAGCATAGTAAACGAGCTTGAAAAGGCGAGAACGGTTCAGACGAAGGTGTCAACCGCGCTGATGCTCAAAGGCGTGTTTGACGACGAAACTATCATAAGGCTTTGCGCGCAGGCGCTTGAGCTGAGCGATGAGGACGCACAAAGGATAATAGAGTGTCGGGAGCACTCAAACGTTGAGTGGACTGACGCAGAAACCGGCGGCGATGCATAAATAAAACCGCCGAAACGCTTTGATATTTTGCACCCCGAAAAACTCGCTGCACTTTCGGGTGTGAAATATATATTTGCACGGGGCGCAAAGAAACCCGCCCCATGAAAACAGGACAATTGAAAGGAGAAACTATGGCGCTTACAAGAAAGATGCTCAAGGAAATGGGCATACAGGAGGATAACATCGAAAAAATCATCATGGCACATTCCGAAACGGTGGATGCGCTTAAAAAGTTTAAAACCGATTCGGAACGCTTGGCTTCTGTGGAAGAGGAGCTGAGCGCTGCAAAAAGCGAGCTGTCTGAGGACTACAAGTCAAAGTATGAGGAGCTTAAAAACAGCTTTGATTCATACAGGCTCGGGGTCGAGGCGGACGCCTCAAGGCGTAAAAAGGAGCAGGCGTATAAAAAGCTGCTCACCGCCTGCGGAGTCATAGACGACTGCGTAGATTCGATACTTAAAGTCACAGACCTTGACGGCGTGGAACTTGACCAAAGCGGCGAGGTTTTAAACGCCGATGCTGCAAAGGACAGCATACAAAGAAACTGGGCGGCGTTCATACCAAAAGTGACCACCACGGGAGCAGAGACTGCAACGCCTCCTGTCAAAACAACAGAAAGGATTTTCACAAGAGACGACATAAGAAAAATGTCCCTCAGGGAAATCAACGACAACTACGCCGCGATCATAAGATCAATAGGCGCGCGGGAATGACTTCCGCCGAATAACTGAAAAGAAAGGACAATTTACACATGGCAGTTACAACATTTATACCGGAGCTTTGGAGCGCAAGGCTTCTTAATGCCCTCGAAAAGACTCACGTTGCCGCAAATTTGGTCAACAGAGACTACGAAGGCGAAATCAAAAAGCAGGGCGACACCGTCCACATCAACTCAATCGGCAACGTCACCGTCAAGGATTACACAAGAAACACAAACATCGCCGATCCCGAGACGCTTTCCACAACCGACCAGACGCTCACGATATCTCAAGCAAAGTACTTCAACTTCCAGATAGACGACGTCGATGCGGCTCAGGCTGCGGGCGACATCATGGACAAGGCGATGCTGAGAAGCGCGTATGCCTTAAACGACATAGCGGACGCATACATCTTAGGCGTGCTTGCCGACGGCGTGGACTCCGAAAACATTATCGGCTCGTCTACGGCAGTGACCCTTACAAAGGACAATATTTATGAGAACATCGTAAATCTGAGGCTCCTTATGGACAAGCAGAACGTACCCACCGAGGGCAGAACGCTTGTAATTCCGCCCGAGGCGTATGCGCTTTTGCTCCAGGATGCAAGATTTACCGGCAACGGCGGAGCAATGAGCGAGCAGGCGGTGAGAAACGGCTACATAGGAAGTGTTGCGGGATTTGAAATTTACGAGTCCAACAACTGCGTAAACTCTTCCGGAACGTACACCATCACCGCACAGGTCAGAAGTGCGTGCACCTTTGCCGAGCAGATAGTCGAAACCGGAGCATACCGCCCCGAAAAGAGATTTGCGGACGCCGTAAAGGGACTGCACGTTTACGGCGCAAAGGTGACTGACGGCAAGCAGATTGCCGCCATCAAGTGCAAGTTTTAATCTGATTTAATTTTTGATATTTAGCTGAGCGAAGGAGGCGGCAGGCGCCTGAAAGTCGATCGGATTACGAAAGTGTTTGAGTCAGCTGCTGCCTGTGCGCCTCGCTTCGATTGTTTAGCGAAAGGCAAGATATGATTAACACAATATGCAAGCATATAAGAAACTTTTTTGAATACCGGACGGTGGAGGGCGAGTATACGATTGAAAACGGCTCGCTTTCGCCATCTGATTTTTTGAGCGGCGGCGACATGTATCTGATAAGAGGCAGCCGCAAAAATGACGGCGTTCACACTCATCCTGCGCAGGATCTTTCGGATGAGACTTTTTGCGGCTCGGTAAGCGTAATGGCAGTGCCGAAGGAGTTTTTGGAGCTTGTCGAGGATATAGAGCAGTACTGCGCCGAAGAAGGCTCTGACCCGTCTCCGTACATAAGCGAGAGCTTCGGGGGATACTCATATACCAGACTTTCAAACGAGGACGGGCAGGGCGTTCCGTGGCAGAGGGCGTTTCGGACGCAGCTTGACCTTTGGAGGAAGATATGAACTCGGCGGGCAAAAGCCTCGTAGAGCTTATGTCCGTCAAAGCGTGCGAGGTTGTAAAAACGCAGACAAGGGACGAAGAGGGAAACATACTAAGCAGCTATTCGCCCGGCAGGGAGTTTGACGCTGCTTTTGTCTTAAAAAGCTCCGCCGACTCTCAAAGCGCAGACGGAAGAATCCCTCAGGATACCTACACGGTGACCGTTCCGGCGGATGTAATACTGCCGCACTATGCGCTTATAAAGAGGCTTGACAGCGGCAAGGTGTATAGAATATCCGCCATGGCAAGCATGGCTGCCCCGAGCTGCGCAAGCTTCAGCTTCAGGCAGTATGTCGCCAAAGAACTTCAGCCGTACGACGACGGACAGGAGGACGGTGAATGAGCATGCCGAACACAAAATCACAAAAGGCTGCGCTGTATGAGTTTTTCAGCTCCTTCGGAATACCCGCATATGAGGAAATGGGGCTTTTAAAAAGACCCGAGCTGCCCTATATGACATATCAGGACGTGACGGGGCGGTATTGGGACGGCGAGATTGCGGCACATGCGCAGATCTGGTATCAAACCCGCGGTGACATGTCGGGGGCGGACAGCATTGCAAAGCTCATTTCGGAGCGAATAGGCACGTCTGGCTGTATAATCGGCTGCGACGGCGGAGGAATACTTATAAAGTGTTCAAAGACAAAGGCGTTTTCGCAAAAGCTCACGGACAAAACCGATATCGACCTTGACGGCAGGCAGATAAACCTCTTGTTTGAGTTTTTGGTCGGGTGAATGCGAACACGTCTGAATTTATAAGGGGGAAAATGCTTGGGCAAATACACACTGATTCCGGAAAACACTTTTTCAAGGCTTGTGCTCGGCACGGGAGTGCTTGCACTTGCGTTTGACACGGACGGCGGCGAGCTTGACGAAGATGACATTTTGGGCGCGACGACAGGCAAAACCGAATTTTGCGCACTTCCGCACTATACGGACATGGCTGACAAGTCGCAAAACTGCCCTAAAAACGTCGCAGGACTTAAAAGGCTCGACTACTGGGAGGCAAAGCTGAGCGGAACTATGGTGAGCGCAGCCGCAGACACCTTAAAAAAGCTTGCGGGTGCGGCAAGCGTCACATCGGAATGCATAAGTGCGCAGAAAAAGCTCACCGACGCATGTTTTGGCGACCTGTGGCTGATAGCGGATTACTCCGATGTAACATCAGGCACGGACGCGGGCTACATAGCCGTAAAGCTGAAAAATGCCCTCAACACTTCAGGCGTTGACCTTGAGCTTTCAAACGGCTCTAAGGGCGAGTTTGCGTTTTCGTTTTTGGCGCACTCTGACGTTTCAGGCCCGCAAACTCCGCCGTATGAAATATACATTCATACCGGGCAGACGTGAGCGTAAACGAGGAGGTATATAGATGAACAGCATAAGCATATCGGACGGAACAGACACTGTCACACTGCTGTCCGAAATAGAATTTTCATTGCAGCCGTCATGGATAGGCTCTACCTCCGTAACCGCCGGAGGGAAAACCGTAATGGACATCATAGGCATAAAGCATGCGCTGACCATCCCCGTCGGATGGCTCAGCAAGAGCGACCTGTCAAAGCTCGTTTCAATGATAGAGGCGTCGCCGGTTCTGTCGGTGAGCTATCCGAGCTTGTCGGAGGATGTGACGGAGGATTTTGTTTTTGAGCTGCCTCAGCTCACGGCGTTTAAGTACGGCGACAGCGGCGTGGAGCAGTGGTACGGAGTGACACTTAAAGCGGTGCAGCAGGGGGTGGATTGATTGAAGGAACATTCCGATTCGTATAACCCCTCATCAGATATAAGAGAAGTGGGAATGAGAATAACCGTAGGGCTTGACACTCAGGACCGATACGACGGCGTGCATGTCACGCTTTCGGACCTCGCGTTTACCGACGATTCCGACCCGCAAAAGCTCTTTGACGGCGACACGGAAGAGGTTGCAATCAAGACTATCGGCAACGAGTATTCAAAGTACTTTTACCTTTATTTTTCTACGGACTACCCTCCGGAGTATGTAAAACTCTATCTTGCGCAGGACAGCCCCATGCCGTCATATATCATGACTACGTGGTACAAAATAAGCGAGACGAGTATAGGGTGGTACTTTCCCGAGGCGGGCACAAGAGTGGTGACGTTTAATAAGCCAAACGGATTCGGGCAGCCCACATCGTTGCTTGTGGGATTTGGCGATCCGGGCATAAGCCTATGCGAAATAGAGCTTGCTCCGCCTATGGATGACATAGTTTTAACGCAAAGCGAGATAATCAGCGCTGAAATTTCCGAAGAGGTTGACGTGAGCGCGGAGAAGTTTCCTAAGCGTACTCTTGACTTTGAAGCGTCGGCAAGCGGTTTCAACCCCGAGCTTTTGCCCTGCTGCACAGGCAAGAGCGTCAAGACCGAAATATCCGTAAACGGCGAATACATACACACCGGCGATTTTTTCATAGACGAGGCGGTGAGCATAAACGGCGGGGCAGGGGTGAGGGTTCACTGCTCCGACATAGTCACGAGAATGGAAAAGTTCATGACCGGTCTGACAACCGGCGGCGTAAAGACGCTGAGCGAGGTGTTAAACTACGGCTCCGGAGCCGCTGCGTTTGTCGAGTTTGACATGGACGATTATTCGGCAAACGCCGTGTTCTGCGCGGACATGTATACCGAAATCGACACTCAGGAAAATTGCCTTTTGCTCGCTGCACAGGCGGCAAACATCTCGTCAATCTGGGTGAACAGAGACGGCGTTGTGCGAATATCATGTCTTACAAGGGGCAGCGGATACGTCAAGGAGATTCAGCCCGACGACGTAATAGAATACTCCGAGTACTCGGTAAACGACAGGGTTGAATATGTCGAGGTCACGGGCGAAAATTCATCCGGAGTTACGGCCGCAAACAGCGGAAACTACTATCAGGCATGCATGATGGCGTTTTTGAAAAACGACTTCTTCACACCTTCAAGCGCCCAGACGCTTGCAAATAACTATATAGCGGCGAAAAACTATCGCTTGAATGCCGTGCTGAAACTGCGCTGCGACCCTGCGCTTGAGGTTGCGGACAGGGTAAAGCTCATATGGAAGGATCAAAGCGACATGGGCGAGTTCATAGTGGCAAGTCAGAAGATAAGCTTTGACGAAAGCGGGCTAAGCTCTGTTGTCAAGCTGTGCGCGCCGCTGCCGGAGGTGTACGATTCAAAATGACCATACGCATTTCATCTGAGGACATTGTAGCCGCCGCTGCCGTTGTCACCGCAATTGCAAGCATCTTAGGAATGGTGTTTGCACTTTACCGGTGGTATCTAAGACAAAATCGCGATACGGAAGAGATAAAAAAGTTAAAGCGTGAGAATGCATTGATTTGCTATGCGCTGTCCGCTTGCTTAGACGGACTGATGCAGCTCGGTGCAAACCACAGCGTGCCGACAGTCAAAGACAAGCTGGACAAATATATCAACCAAACGGCACACGACCAGATGACGGGAGGAAAATGATATGGCTGTTAAGGGGATAGATGTGTCCCGCCACCAGAAGGCGGGCGAGGTAAACTTTAAAAATCTGAAGGATCTCGGATATGAATTTGTCATCGTGAGGGCGGGATACGGAAGCTATGAGTCGCAAAAGGACTCGGCGTTTGAATCGCACTATCTTGCGGCTTTGGACGCGGGGCTGAAAGTGGGCGCGTATCATTACAGCTACGCCGTGAGCGAAGATGCCGCAAAAAAGGAAGCGGACTGCTTTTTAAAATGGATAGAGGACAAGACGCTTGAGTATCCCGTGGCATATGACATGGAGGATGAAACCCAAAAGTCACTTTCAAACGCCCAACGCACCGACATTGCGCTTGCATTCATGCAAAAGGTAGAGGATGCGGGATATTACACAATGCTTTACAGCTCCGCTTATTGGCTCGGCTCAAAATTTGAGCTGCCACGCCTTGAGCATTTTGACAAGTGGGTGGCTGCGTATGTGGGTGAGGAGAAAAACATAAAGAAGTATTATGACGGCGAGTATGGAATTTGGCAGTACTCTTCAAGCGTCATTCTTCCGGATGTATACACAAGCAGGCTTGACCAGGACATAGCCTACAAAGACTATGCCAAAATAATAAGAAACGCCGGACTGAACAGGCTTGTTCCGGACGTAATAGACCTGAGCGATTTTGAGTGACGGGAAGGGGACGTTAAAATGGATTTGCTTAAAGAGTTTATCTCGGAGTATGGCACCACGGTTTTGTATGCCGTGATAACGGCGCTCGCGGGATATATAGGAATTGTCTTAAAGAGGCTTTACACAAAGCTTGTAAACGACAAGACAAAGCAGTCAGTCGCCAAAACAGTCGTCCTTGCGGTCGAACAGATTTACAAGGACCTTCACGGCGACGAAAAACTCGACAAAGCCCTCAAGGCGGCGTCGGAAATGCTTGCCGAGAAGGGGATAAGCATAACCGACCTTGAGCTGAGGATGCTTATAGAGTCGGCGGTGGCTGAGTTTAACGAGGCGTTCAAGGGCGAGACGGCGGATGCTGCGGCATAAAGGCGTGCATGCTCCGCCGAAAAAAACCGAGTCGGATTAAGTCCGGCTCGGTTTTTTAATTTACAGTGGTAGCAGTCTTGATTTAAGCACATACGCATTATTTAAAGATGCTAAGAGTTG